TTGCCGAGATCATAGAAAGTATTCAAATGGTAAATCAATTATCTATCTTGGTTCACCTTATGAGTTAGATTTTGGTGATAGAGAGCAAACAAAAGGTTTTACTATTTTAGACACTGATGATCTATCTCTTGAGTTAATAGAAAACAACATAACACCTAAGCATAAAAAAATTAAGATATCAGATCTTCTTGATAATAAAATTAACTTAGAAAATGTTTCTGATGAACTACAAAATAACTTTGTCAGTCTTTGTATTGATAGAAACGTAAATGAGCAAGTCCTTAATTTAATGCTCTCAAAATTTAATCAATATAAGCCTAGACATGTTCGAACAGATTTTAATATTTTTGAATCCGTACAGTTATCTGCTACTGAGCTTAATGAAGTATCCATAGATATTGATACTGCCTTGCACGAGTTTGTTAATCTTTTAGATACACCCGTGCCTAAGAAGGATATCTTGGATAAATGTATAGATCTTTATAGAATCTCTCAAACCGTAAATGAGCACTAAAATTGGTGTTGGAATTGTAACTTGTAATAGACCTGATTACCTGAAAGGTCTATTAGATTCTCTTGTTCACTGCAAAGAAACTGTTGATGTACTTGTTGTTGTTAATGATGGCGAACCCATAGAAGTTTCATTATTTAAAGGTGAATATATTTTAAATAAAACTAATCTCGGTGTTGGCAAATCTAAAAACAAAGCTTTAAAATATCTTCTTGATAAAAATTGTGATTATATATTTTTAATTGAGGATGACACACTTATACTCGATAAAGACGTGTTTAACAAATATATTGAAGCTTCTAAACTATCAGGGATACAGCACTTCAACTATGGGCCAGGTACACCTTTTAATCGTAGACAAAGCACTCACTTTGATTTACATAATCGTCATCAGTTAAATGAAGATTCAGATCCTAACCCGCGTATAGTAATTGATTACGGCTCTATAAAAATAGCTCTATACACCCATATTGCTGGAATGTTCTCTTTCTTTACAAAAAAAGTTTTACAGGAAGTAGGTCTAATAGACGAACAATTTTATAATGCCTGGGATCATGTTGATCACACATATCGTATTATAAAGGCAGGATATCACCCCGAGTTTTGGTGGTTTGCAGACCTTGAAAATAGTCATAAACTTCTAGGCGAGGCTAAAAATGCTATTACCAAATCTGCAATAGCTAAAGAAACACAAGAATGGTTTGATACCGTGTATAAAGGAAGAGAGATTTACCTACAAAAGCACGGACATTACCCTAACCAGCCCCCACTGGTAACTAAAGAACAAGTAATACAAACACTTAAAAAGTTAAAAAAAACAGTATGAATGATTTAACACTTATAACTTGTTCGTATAATACTCCCGATATAACAATAAACATGTTAAAATCATGGACGTATGTTCATAACCACCCACAACAACTAATCTTGATAGACGGATCGACAGATGATGCTACTAAAATATTATTAGAAAAAAATAATATTCCGTATATAAGTAACCCAGGCGGCACACATGGACAAAATGTAAATATTGGGTTAGATAATTGCAAAACAAAATATGCTTTACTTGTTGATAGCGATGTCGTTTTCTTGAAACATCATGATATGATTTTTAATCAATTTAAAGAAGCAAAATTATCTATATTAGGAAAAATTGAAGGGGATCGTGGTAATAAAGAAATTTACAACCGTGTTAACCCTTGGCATTGTTTTATAGATGTCGAAACAATAAAAAATAACAATATTGTTTTCTTTAACGAAACAAAAATGAAAGAAAGTTTTAAAACTAAAAAAATATACGATATCGGTTCAACGTTTTTTGAAGATATTAAAAATGCTAATTTAAGAATTGGAGATGTTGATCTGTTAGGAAAATATTATCTGCACTTTGAAGGTATGAGCTGGTATAAAAATAGATTTGATTCTACAAGTGAAGATACCGGTATTGATTTTGGTGGCACACATAATAATATAAATTATGTACACGCATACGAACAAAAATATAAACATTTTAAAAAAATACAATCAATGTACGAAAATATTAATATAACAAATAATTTCACTAATTAAATGAATAATACAACATCTAAATTATTACGAGAAAACGACGGTGGCAGTCAAATAATAGAAGAATTTGAACTTCTACTAGAGCGCTATATAAATTTAAAAGTCGATACATTTATTGAAATTGGTTCTTTATTTGGCTGGACACTACAACACTTTATACACTACAGTCAGGATAACTCTACTGCTATATCTATTGATTTACCAGTTAGTAAATTTGTAGGTCCTAATGATTGGAGAGTTAAAAAACAACAAGATTGTTACAAAAATGATTGGCCTAAATGGGCCAAAGATAAAAATTGCAAATTATATTTGCTACCAGTTCATTCATTTTATGAATCAACACTTAATAGTGTAAAAGAAATAATTAACGGCAAACAGGTTGATTTTCTATTTATAGATGGGGATCATAGCTATGAAGCGATATCAAAAGATTACAATATGTACTCCCCACTTATTCGTAAAGGCGGGATAGTGGCTTTCCATGATATTGCAGAAAATGAAGAAGGTGGACCTAAATTTTGGAAAGAGATTAAAAATAATTACAAACACGAAGAGATTATAACTTCTAAAGATATGGGTATCGGTATACTATACGTTTAATCAATATGGTTACATTTATAGCTCATATACGAAAAGATACAGAAGAACGAGCAATCAATCTTTCTTTTATTTTACCTTATTACCGTAAAATTGCTCCTGGCTGTAAATTTATAATTGTTGAAGATGACAGTGTAAAGAATTTTGAATATCTTTCAACTGAACAGGACATAGAGTATTATTACACACATAACACAGGCTCTTACAATAAATGTGCAGGTTACAATTATGGTCTTTCTAAATGTACTGATGGTATAGTTTGTTTTATAGATATTGATTGTATTATTAGTGATACAAATTTTAATCAATCATTAAAAACTGTAAATGAAACAAACGGTATTTGTATAGGTTACAACGGTGTATGTATTTATTTTGATTATAGCGTTAAAAAACAATTATTAGAACATAAACAAAATTTAGAAACATATGATTGGTTGAATAAGTTTATTGATAAAAATAATCTTACACCACTTTACACTAATGAGCATTATCATATTGCTAATCTTAAAGCGGTCGGGGGATCTTTGTTTGGTAAAAAAGAAACATTTATAAAAATTGGCGGTTTTAATCCTAATTTTACCGGCTGGGGATATGAAGATAATGAAATAATACAAAGAGCTAATAAATTAGGCATCGAAATTTATTATATTAATACACTAAAACCTTATTTGTTCCATTTACCTCATATAGGTGAAGCAAATAAAAATAAAGAACATATTCACCCTACATATCAAAATAATGAAAATGAATATTCGAAGGTACTTAAAATGTCGAAAAGCGAACTTGAAAAATATATTTTGAAATGGTAAAAATAAATATAAGAGATACTAACTTCGGTGGGGAACCGTCGTCCTGTCATAAGTCTAGTAATAAGCATGTTGAATGGGTATTTGATAATATACCTGTAAGTAAGACGTGCTTTATGACAGACGCGTGCTTGTTAGATGTTCATAAGGCCTCTGGTGTTAAGCGTAAAGTAGCTTGGTTGTTAGAACCGAGAGCCGTTAATTCGAACATATATGAATGGATAGAGTTAAATAATAAACTATTTGATTTTGTATTGACGTATGATTTTGATCTTGTTGAAAAAGGGGAAAATTATATTTACTACCCTCACGGTATGTGCTGGATTAATAATCAAATAAATGAAAATACTTTTAACAAAATTAAAAACTGCTCTATAATTGCATCTAGTAAAAATTTTACTAAAGGTCATAATTTAAGACATCAAGTTATATCACAGAAATATGAAAACGTCGATGTGTTTGGTAGTGGATACAAATTAATTGACAACAAACAAGAAGCTCTTAATAGCTACATGTTTTCAATAACTATTGAAAATTCAATACAGCGAGGATATTTTACAGAAAAAATTATAGACTGTTTTGCTACAAAAACAATACCTATATATTGGGGAGACACTCACGTAAATAAACACTTTGACGAAAATGGAATTATAAGATTTAGTAATTTAAAAGATCTTGAAAATATTTTAAACAATATTAAAATAAATGGTAAAGAGATCTATAAAAAAATGCAATCTGCTATTGAGTATAACTATACTAAATTTGAATTATATAGAGCCCCTGAAGATTGGATATATAATAATTACTTTTTTTTGTTTAACTAAACATATGCCCACCATACAGACAGTCGTAGTAAGTATACAAGATTCCCCTAGAAGACCTGTAATTAAAAAATATCTTGATTCTCAAAATATAAAATTTAAATTTTTAGATGCTGCCAATAAAAATAATTTAATACGAAACGATTTTAAATTCACTTTTAAAAATTTTAAAATTTGTATTAACTCTACAAATAGTTTTATTGATTCTTTTAATGGCAGAAAATGGACAAATATAGGGGAAGTTGGATGTTTAATTAGTCAATTTACTGCTTGGAAAGATCTACTGACAAGCTCGCACAACGCTTATTTAATTTTAGAAGATGACGCAATGCCAATGTTTACAGGAGAGGACTTAGAGCAATTTGTACAAACACTTGATTTACAAAATATAGACTTAATAAGCTGTCAATGCGTAAAGCCTAGTTATGAAGGTAAAATTTCTTTTAAAGATCTTACAGACAATATTAAATTACCGTCAACAGAAGAAGAGTTTAATGAGCTAGCAGAAGGAGCTGGGGGATATATTATTACCAAAACAGGAGCAGAAAAATTATCCTATTTAATAGAACAAAATGGATTAGTATTCCCTACTGATAATCACATATGGCGCTGCGCTCAATATTCAGGTCAATCAGCGGAAGTATGTAAAAATCTTAAATTTAGCGATAAAAAATTTAATTGGTTTATTTCTACAAAAAAAATACAAGTCTCATTAGACAAAAATCTATCTAAAACAACCCAAATTCACAACACAGATGCAAAACACAATCATCAAATACCTGATGATTTTCATTTACGGGTCACAAAAGAACTAATGAGCAACGGTATAACATTTATTCAAAACAATATACCAACAGATAATATATGAACACTTTAGCTGGTTTACACGAAGAACTACCTTTTCCTTGTGAAATACATTGCCCTAAATTTGATTACAACATTTTTAACAAATATAAAAATTTAACACGGTATAAAGTTTTTATAAACTCTACAGAACCACATACATCATGTCAACCTGTACAAGATGTAATAAATAAACACAAATATTTTGATTTAATTTTAACTAAAACACCTGAAATTATTAAACAATGTTCAAATGCAAAATTATTTTTATTTGGGGATACATGGGTAAAACCAACAAATACAGAAAATAAAAATTTTTCTGTTTCATTTTTATGCTCAGCTCATATTAATCCAAATTTAAATTACAACATTCGCGTAGAGTTATGGGATAAACAAAATAATATAACAATACCTAAACGATTTTGGAGCTCTAATAAAAATGTTATAGATGCAAATAGGATGCTCCCTACTACATGTAACGAATATGAAGAAAAATTACCGCTGTTTGAATCTATGTTTTCTATAAGCTTAGAAAATTCTAGGGAAATTAACTATTTTAGTGAGAAAATTATAGATTGTTTTCATTGTAAAACTATACCAATATATTGGGGATGTCCAAACATTGGAGATTATTTTAATTTAGATGGTATAGTAATTGTTAATTCTATAGACGATTTAATACATAAATGTAATAATCTTACCCCAGAATATTATTATTCAAAAATAACAGCAATAACAGATAACTATAACAATTCTTTAAAATATTTCCCTATTAAAAAAAGAATTCAACAAGCTATTATAGAACATAAACTAAATCATGAGCAGTCATAGCCATATACACAATAATAATCTTATTGTAACACATAATGCAGGACTTTTTTCGTGTTGTTCAGTTAAATTATCTGAAATTATAAATTTTTTTAATACGTATAAACAATTGCCATTTAATGTAGTTAATGATTTTTTATTTGATGCTTATAAGCCATATTCAACCTACAATATAAACAACGAATTATACGAGAATGCTTCTAATATTGTTATCGAGTATAAAAACAATATTGATTTTCATCATGATCATCAGTTTATACCTTACAATACTTTAGACTTAAATCTACTTGTACCGTTCATTGAGAAATACTTTACTGCTAGTAAAAAAGTTAAAGACTATACAAATAAACTTGAGCTAAAATATAATATCGATTATTCAAATACAGCTGCAGTATATTATAGAGGTAATGATAAATGTAAAGAAACAGGTATAGCCTCGTATGATGTTTTTTTTGATAAATGTGAAGAGTTATATAAAGAAAATAACGATGTTAAATTTTTAGTTCAAACTGATGAATTAGAGTTTAAAGATGAATTTTGTAAGCGCTTTCCTAATAGTTTTTTTATAAACGAAATACCAATAATATCTAAAAATGAAAATATAGTAATACACAAACTAGTTTTACCGGATCATCGACCCGCATTTGCAATGCGCATTTTAAGTATGACACAGATAATTGCTAAATGTAAACATTTAATTACACATACAGGCAATTGCGGGCTTTGGGCAGTATTATATAGAGGTAATAGTAATAATGTACATCAATTTTTAAAAGCTACTCAACAGACAACAGAGGGTAAATGGGTATAATGAGTGTTAAAAATTTTAATCAAATATATCCTTATTGTAATATATTACCACTCGATACTAATGGTAGAGAAATTAATATATACAAAATTGAATCTGTTATATTTACAACTAATTTTATACACTACCCTAATGTAGTGGTGTATTCCCACGATACGCAGGAGTCATATAGTGTTATAAATGAGCAAATAATGTCATTACGTTCTGAACAAACATCTACCCGCAATATTGAATTTTTGTCTCATACTCAAATAGAAACTACCCCGATGTTTTTATTTACATATAATATTGATAATTACTTTCATTTTGTATATGACACTTTACCATATTTAATATCTTATAAAAAATTAAAAGAAAGTATACCCAATCTTAAATTACTTTTAAATTATACACACCCCGATATTAAATCTTTATATAAATTTGTATCTGAATTCTTAGAAATATTAGATATTACAGATAAAAATATCGCATTTGTACATAAAAATACGATGTATAAAGAACTCTATATATCTAACTCATATACTCATGATTCTAAATCAGAATTACCCCCTAGAGCAGAAATATATGATTTATACAAACAAATTAAACAAAAAGCATCATCTTCTATAATTACCCCTAAAAAAATATATGTTTCCCGTCGTAGTTGGTTACACGGTAATTACACAAACATAGGTACTAACTATACAACGAGAAGACGAATGACAAATGAAAATGAGTTAGTAAAATATTTAGAATCTCGAGGTTTTGTAGAAGTATTTGCAGAACAGTTAAATACAGCAGATAAATTAGCGTATTTTAATAATGCTGAAATAATAGTTGGAGCTATTGGTGGCGGTATGTGTAATGCACTGTTCTCTAATAAAACCTGTAAATTAGTTGCAATTAACTCACCTGGATTTTTAGACGTTAATAAACGATTTGAATTTACATTTCGTAATACGAAACATATACCATTTAATGATACATTTCATACCGAACAAAGAGATATAAAATTATATACAAGAGTTAAAGTTGGGGATATTGTAGGGGAAGTTATAGATATAACAGAGAATAATCTAACTATATCCTATAATGATGATATAGCAGTTGCTGGCTGGAATAATAATATAAAATATAAAAATAAAGTTGTCAATATTAAAAATTGCCAAAAAATTGATAACGGATTAAATTCATCATGGGCACTTAATTTAACAGAATTTAAAAAATTGCATTTATGATAAATTACATTGTATATAGTAATACCGCTTATTTAGAAATCTTAAAGATTCAAACTGACTATATGTTTGGTAAGGGAAGTTTAACTTTGTTTATTAATTCTAATGATTTAAATCTAGAAGAACTTTATGGTAAATATGATAATGTTATATTTTATAATGATGAAGACCCCTATGCATTAAGACTAAGTACATGTTTAAAACAAATTAATTATGATTATTTTATACTCATACACGATATTGATATATTAATATCAATAAATAACGAAAAAATAAAAAATATAATTGATTTTTCTCGTCGCAACAATTTTGATAAAATAGATTTAAAATTTATAGGTATAACAACTACAGCAACTACAATTAATACATCCGGAGATATCAAATCCTGGAAAATTATAGATTCTAATAATAATATTGTACACGATGAATTATACCTAATGAGACAGCACGACCCTAACAGTTGCATATACAATGTTAATCCGTCTATTTGGAAACGAAATGCATTAATAGAAATAATGGATAAGTTTAATACAGAAACTTATCGCACTATAGAAAAAATGGAAGTACAGAATTACTGTACAAAATTTAAATTTTTTGGCTTGTATAGTACAACTAAATTATTATGCGGTTTTTATAACTGTGTAAAAGATTTTGTATTCTTACATATATCCCATAGCGGTAAATTATTACAACCTAATGAAGCATGTACTACAGTGTACGGACAATCATATAAAGACGTCGCGACTGAGTATAATCAAATTATATCCAAATATAAAATAAAATGAAAGAAATTAAATTTCCAAAATTATGTTTTATTATAGCTCATAGATATGCCAAAAACTATGAATCTTATTTAAAATATATTATTAATAATATAACAACATTTTATAAAGATGCATTAATATTAGTTGTAGATAACAATTCAGCAGATCTGCGAGAATTATACAATACAATAGATAAAAACATAAATCTAAAATTTATAGTTAATAATTCTGAAAGTAAATTTGAACTTGGCGCATATACGTACGGAATAACATACCTTATACAAAATAATTTAATAATAAATTTTGATTATTTTGTTATGATACAAGATACATATTTACCAATAAACAAATATAATTTTAATAAACTTATAACAAATAATGTTAAGGCATGCTCTATTGCTAATATACCAAACGACGGACATTTTATTTACGAAAGAGATTATATGTTAAAATATTTAAAAATACCTAATACAAATGATGCAGAAATGTGTTGGTGTAATTGTTTTGCGGTTGCCCCTGATCATCTTCTTACACTGTATGAAATAATTAAACAAATTAAAATTACTACACGACGTGAAAGTGAATCATCTGAAAGGTATATGGGCAATATTTTATATTATCTTAACAATAATTCTAGTTATGCAATAGATGGAAATACTAATCTTTATACAATAGATAATATTGAGTATTTTACTTGTCATGAAACATATTATCAGTATAAAGATGTTAAATCTTATTTTTGTAAAATCTCTCAAAAGAAAAACGAAAGAAATACATAACAATGCATAGCACTCATAGAAAAAATAAAGCATGTGTATACTTCCATCAAGGATGGACTGACATTATAATGTGCTTAGGTTTAATTAACTATTACAGTTCATTATACGATAAAATATCAGTAATTGTTAGATCTGACGCACGCAATATTGTTGATTTTTATATAAGAGGTTTAAACAATGTTAGTATTGTGTATATCGATACTGACTCAGGAAGATATTACGGAAATATACACCCTGATGCATCTGTTAATAGTGTAACAGTAAAACATGACACTATATTACTCCCTATAGATTACGATATCTGTTTTCATGGAGAACACGATAAGTATCGACAAGACATATATAGAATGTATTGGTCAAGAGCAGATATTGCAAAAATACCTACAAAACATTTTTCGGAAGCATTTTATGAATATTACGATATTGATTTTAATACCCGTATTAGTAGTTTTAAAATTATTAGAGATGTAGAAGCAGAAGATAAATTGTATCAAGAATTTATTGCAAAACATGGTACGGATTATGTCATATACCATGACGATCAAAATAATAGTGTTAGCGGTAGTCATCATATTAACACATGTATCAATTTTAAATACAAATTACCGGGTCACGCTTATGTTAATACGAATAGACAATCAAATGTAATTTTTGATTATATTAAAATTATACAAAATGCTAAAGAAATACACTTTGTAGATTCTATTTGGGGTTGTGCATATTATCAGCTTGACGCTAAATATAATATTTTAAACGGAGCCCCTGTTATTGTTTACTGTGATCGAGGTCATGAAAATTTATTTAAATTTCCCGTACAGTTAAATAACTGGACATTACATACAGCAAATTAATATGTCTCGAAAATTTTTATTAATTGTTACAGGAGAGTCATTTAGGTGTGGGAATCAAGGCAGTAGAGAAAGAGGCAATAATAAATCGTTTAATCTTCAACACTGCGCAACTACATCTCAAATTAATTTTGTTAAATATATTAAATCAGAATATAATATAGATTGTGATATTTTTTGTAATTTATATAAGCTGAATACTGAGTATGATTACCATTTAACTCAATGGTATTTACCTTATATTAAATTTTCAAATTTTAATGAAATTTTATTAGGGGAAGATAAGCTACACACTCAAACTATTAAATTACTAACAACCTACAATATCGATATACCCAAATACGAATTTATTTTGTTTATTAGAGCTGATCATTTTTTAAAACCTTATTTTTGTAAAATTTTTAACCCAAATAGCGTAAAGTTAACATTCGCACATATTAACGAAATAACAGATAGAGCAGGAAAATCATATCATATTGGGAGTGGCGATGAACCCAGTGTTAATCATCAGATATTATACGTACCTAAGATCTTTTTTACAGAATTATTAGCAGAAAAATTTAATAAGCTTCACGGATCATATTATGCTGCTATTTGTAACGGTATTAATAGAAAAGATATAACGTTTTTTCTACATACATATCACTCTTCTTCAACAGATCAAACATGGAACCCTATATTTCATCAAGTTGGCCGGGAAGAAACCACATTTTGGGTTGACAGAAATTACATTGTTAATGAAGTAAGTCATGTACCTATTTTTGTAGAAAATCTTACAATTTACGATAAATTAATAAACAACGATTTCAAAGATATTACCAATACATGACAGCGGCAATTTTAATATCCGGGTATTTAAGAAATTATATACAAGGCGTAGAATATATTAAGACAGAAATAATACCTAAATTTAATAAATGTGATATATACTTGCACATTACACAAAATGAAAGTGTAGAAGATGTATATGATAATCATGTTGATAGTATTGAAGATTGGAAAAAAATTAAAGAACAATTATTACCTGTAGCAGTTATAGTTGAAGCTAACGATAATTTGTATCAAGATAAATTATCAAATAATACTCATAACCAGTGGTCTAAGTTACATCTATTAAATTTACTTAAACAAAAATACGAAACTACAACAAATACCACTTATGATGTAGTAATAAGATTTAGATTAGATTTAAACATTAAATCTACAGGTTTGTTTGATAAACCGATTTCGAAATTGTGTATTCCGTCAGACAGTAAAATTAATACTAATAAGTTAATAAAACTAACAGACAAATATATATGTGACGCATTTGCATATGGACCTTCACCTATAATGGATCAATATTTAGATATATATACCTGCTTGCCACAAATGATAGAACAGCATGGCGGAGTATCTGAAAATTTATTATATTTACATCTTAACAACAACAATATTGAATATGATCTAATTGATATAGATTACGAATTTATTTTATCAAAATGTAATGTATTTGCTATTTGTGGAGACTCTGGATCAGGTAAAAGTACTTTAAGTAGTATTTTGCAGCGTATGTTTTCCAATGCAGTACTTTTGGAAGGAGATAGATATCACAAATGGGACAGATCTGATACCCGCTGGAAAAACACTACCCATCTTAATCCAGATGCAAATTATTTAGCTAAAATGCACACAGATGTTTATAATTTAAAATTAGGAAAAGAAATATATCAAGTTAATTACGATCACAATACAGGTAAGTTTACAGACAAACAAACTATTAAATCAGCAGATAATGTAATAGTTTGCGGGCTACATAGCCTTTACGGTAATAATAATGATGTGTACAATATAAAAATATTTATGGACACTCAAACAGAATTAAAAAATAAATGGAAAATACATCGAGATGTAAAAGAACGTGGTCACAATGTTGATAAGGTAATAGAAAATATTAAAAAACGTAAAATAGATTATGAAACATATATTTTACCACAAAAAGAAAATGCTGACATAATTATTAACTTTTATACTGACGATAAAATAAATTTAAACGATATAGATAAAGATATAACCGTTAAGGTAAAAGTTTTTATTAGCAAAAAATACGACATATCAAAAGTAATATCTTTGTTGCAGCGTTATAATATACCACATAATATTTCCTATACATTAAAGCATAGTGTGTTTACATTTAACAAATATACAGAATTGCCGTTAGTATCAAAAATATTACCCTCTGAAACCTACACACTATATGACTACATAGTTATTATTTTATTTAATTTAGTTGAATAAAATAATAACATATCTATAATTACGTATATGACTCCGAAGTTGAATGATATTAGCAATAATAACAATTTAAATATAATTTCTCAAGAAAACTACGATGCTTTTAATAGTTTTACTTTCTCTACAGATTTAAAACTTATGGGAAAAATGTTGCATCGTTTTAAATACTTTATTGATACTAAAGATTTACCCGGTGATATAGTAGAAATCGGTGTATTTAAAGGATCAGGGGTAGTAAGTTTTTCTAAATTTATAAATATATTTTGTCCAAATTCTAATAAAAAAGTTATTGGTTTTGATATATTTGATACTACAGAAGCTAAAAACATTCTTACAAAAGATAGTGATGCTGATTTAGATAATATGTTTACAGTTTATAATAGGGTAGATCATAACGATTTAACTTTACAGTCTGTGCAACAACGAATTGAATCAGCAGGTATATCATCTGATAGATACTGTTTAGTACCTGGAGATGTTGAAACAAGTATACCTGCTTTCTTAGAACTTAACCCAGGTTTAAAAATATCTCTTTTGTATATTGATGTAGATTTAGACAGACCTACATATGCTGCTTTAAAATATTTATGGAACCGAATTTTACCAGGCGGAATAATTCTTTTTGATGAGTATGAATATCATAAATTTACAGAAAGTGTAGGGGTTGATAGATTTTTAAAAGAAACAGGTATCGAGTATAATCTCCAATCAACAAATTGGGTAGCCCCGACAGCGTTTATGCTTAAAAAAGGTATTTAATGTCAGATATTAAAGACATAATAACATTAGGAAAATCTTTAGCTCAATTTGTTGTAGGCACTGAAGGTAATATTTCTAAAAAAAGTAAAAATTTTTTTTTAATTAAAGCTAGTGGTACTAATTTAAAAAATCTTACACCTAAAGATGTTATTAAGTGTACCCTTTTAGGTGAACAAATAAATAATTTTAATAAAAAACCTAGTATGGAAACTGCTTTTCATACTTGGCTATTAAAGTTCCCAAATATAAATTTTGTTGCGCACACTCACCCTATAGACACACTATCTATACTATGTACTAACAACATATATGAATTTGCAAATCACAGATTATTTCCTGATCAAGTGGTTTTTAATGGCAAAAAATCTTGTGTTATACCTTATTCAATGCCGGGCGAAGAACTTCTCAACCACATTGTACAAGCTGTTACAGATTTTATAAATATAGAAAAATATTTTCCCAAGTTGATTTTACTACAAAATCACGGTATTATATGTTGCGGTTCTTCCTATAAAGAATGTTTAATAGCTACTGAAATTTGTGAAAAAGCAGCAAGTATTTTTTTAAAATCAAAGAATCTTGACAGTATTAACTATCTTAATAATGAAGAAATATTAAAAATTTTAAAAGATAAAAATGAAATTTATAGAAAGAAAATAATATCATGAAAGTGCTATACGTAGATATAGATGAGACTATCTGTACAACACCTAAAAATCGAGATTACCACGAAGCTACACCTATAAAAACCAATATTGATAAAATTAACAAATTGTATGATGAAGGTAATACAATTGTATACTGGACCTCTAGAGGCAGTCGCAAACAAATCGATTGGTATAATTTAACAAAAACCCAGCTAATTAGCTGGGGCGCAAAATTTAATGAATTAAGAGTAGATAAGCCATACTATGACACGTTTATAGATGATAAAACATTAAGAATTGAAGAAATTTGAATATTATATCTCACAGAGGAAACATTACTGGTCCAATTTTAGACAAAGAAAACAGACCATCGTATATTGATTGTGCTATAGGTCTAGGATATGAAGTAGAGGTTGATATTAGATATATAGATGACATCTTTTATCTTGGTCACGACACTGCCGATTACGTTATAAGTGAAAATTGGATTAAATCCCGAAAAACCAATATTTGGTTTCATTGTAAAAATTTACAAGCTGCTACAGCTCTTAGTGAGATGAATGATCAAATTATGTTTTTTTGTCACAGTAATGACCCGTACGTAATGACAAGTAATAACTATATATGGGTGCATGATTTAACTTTGCCTTTAAATACAAGATGCATTATACCTCTCTTAGATGAAAAATCTATTATGAGCTATAATGGTGATACAGTACATGGTGTATGCACTGACTTTGTAAATTTATGTAAATCAACCTTACAGCTTTAAACTAATGAACAGGGATATACAATTAATAATACCTATGTCAGGTGTAGGTCGTCGCTTCATTGAAGCTGGGTATACAGAGCCTAAGCCATTAATAGTAGTTGATGATAAACCTATAATAGAGCATGTTGTAAATATGTTTCCCTCTATTAACGATATTACTTTCATATGTAACGAATATCATCTTTCAAACACAAATATGAGAGAAATACTACTCTCTATTGTGCCAAACTGTAAAATATATTCTGTTCCAAATGAAAATCGTAAAGGTCCAGTTGATGCAGTTTATCAAATTGAACAAAAAATTAGAGACAATGCAGAGGTTATTGTTAGTTATTGTGATTATGGCACAGTTTGGGATTTTGATAAATTTTTAGAATTTGTTAAAGATTATGATGGAGCAATTCCTTGTTATAAAGGGTTTCACCCACATATGCTAGGCGGAGACAATTATGCGTTTTGTAAAGAAACTAATAATGTATTAGAGCAAATTAAAGAGAAAGAACCTTTTACGAAGGATAAAATGAGCGAATATGCTTCCAATGGAACGTATTATTTTAAATCGGGTTCTATACTTAAAAAATATTTTAAAGAATTAATAAATTTAGATATTAATTTAAAAGGAGAGTATTATGTAAGTCTTATTTACAATTTGCTTGTAAAAGATGGATTAAAAGTTGGTATTTTTGAAATTGAAAAAATGCTTCAATGGGGCACACCTTATGATTTAGAAATTTACAAAGGGTGGTCAAAATACTTTAAAAATATTAAAACCGGGCAAAAAATAGTATCTAACCCGCCAGAAACAACTATGTTAATGCCTATGGCTGGTAAAGGGGATCGCTTCAAACAGCAAGGGTATAACAAACCTAAACCCTTAATAGAGGTTGATGGATTGCCTATGGTTATTAGAGCAGCTCAATGTCTACCTTCTTGCAATGAGCACACCTTTGTTGTCTTAGATGAACATTTTAAAGACATAGACAACGGCATGTTATTGGTAAATCAGTTTAATAGATGTAACATTATACCCATTAACAAAGTTACACAAGGACAGGCTTGTACCTGCGAAATAGCTTTGAAGAAAACAAAGTATGATTTAAACAAACCTATTATGATTACAGCATGTGATAACGGAGCTTATTATGATGCAGACAAGTACAAAAGTTTGGTAGATGATCAAAGTGTTGATATTATTGTTTGGTCTTTTCGAAACAATCAAACAAGCAAAATTAATCCAAACATGTATGCTTGGTTAGATGTAGATGAGAATGACAATATTTGTCATGTGTCTTGTAAAAAATTTATATATGATGATCCCTTAAAAACCCATGCAATTATTGGCACGATGTTTTTTAGAAAAGCTCAATATTTTATTGATGGTCTCTTAGAGAACTATAAACAAAATATTACCACTAATGGTGAATTTTATGTTGATGATGTTTTAAACCAAAATATTAAAGCTGGACTAGTCGTTAAAGTGTTTGAGGTTGAAAATTATATTTGCTGGGGTACACCCAATGATTATAAAACGTATAACTATTGGAAAGAATATTTTGAGAGCCCTCTTAATATTCTTTAATTAGTAACACCCAATAGCTATAAATTAATTTGATTTTACTTTTAAATACACTATACTCATAGAAGTGCGGTTAGTAAATTTTAAATCTCTTACGATCAAAAACTTTCTCTCTGTTGGAGAAACGCCAGTAACTATTAATTTTCAGACTGGTGTCAATGTTATTACAGGCATTAATTACGACAAAGAGGACTCAAAAAACGGTGTAGGTAAATCTACGATTGCTGATGCACTTTATTTTTCTTTGTTCGGAACAACAATCCGAGATTTACCTAAAGACCTTATAGTTAATTCTTTTACTAAGAAAAAATGCGAAGTAATTTTAGACTTTGATATTGAAAACGGTAATGGTTTATCTCAGTATCGTATCATAAGAACTATAGGTCCTACTAAATGTCATATGACAAAGAACGGTGAAGATATAACCCGTTCTACTATGGCTAAGACAAACGAGTACATTCAAAGACTTGTTATGTCTAATGGCAAGATTTTTCAAAACTCGGTTATAATGACTATCAATACAACTGTACCTTTTATGGCACAGTCTAAGATTGATAAGAGAAAGTTTATCGAGAGTATTCTTAGTCTTGAAGTATTTTCAGATATGCTTTCAAAAGCTAGAGAAGAGCACAACATACTTAAAAAAGATTATGAAGTGTTATTTACTAAAGTAGAGGGCATTGAAAAAGGATACAAATTTAATAAAGAACAGCTTGATGCGTTTGAAGAGACAAAAAAACTAAAGATTGAAACTTTAACAAAACGTATCGATGAAAATAAATCTAAAATTGAAGAACTTAAAAAAAGTATTAAGGTTCTTCCTAATGATGTTATAGAAAAACTCGACATTAAACTTCAGCAATGCAATGAAGAACTACAAGAATCACAAAAACTTTATAAAATTGCCTATCAAGTTTTAGCTGATGTTAAAAGCAAAATTAGTCATATTAAAGATCAGCTAAATGAAATTGAAAAAGTTGGTGCTATTTGTACTACTTGTAAGAGAGCATACTCTGACGACGATCTTAAGCATAAAGAATCTAATAAAAAAGAGCTTAATAATAAATTAAAAGCTCTAACAAAAGAACTCAATACTGCTCAAAAGAACCTTGATGAAGTAAATATCTTTCAGACTAAAAAAGAAAAGGAAATAAAAGACATCCAGGATAATAAAAATATTATAAAAGATATCTTAAACAATAATAAAAATACTGAAACTAAGATCGGACTTATTAATGAAAATATTCAAGAACTCTTAAAAGATATTGAAGAGGTAAAAAGACAAACAAACGAAGCTTTAGAGAATGTTGTAAAAGAGCTTGAACAAAAGCTTAAAACAGGAAAGGCTGATTTAGAAAAATTAGATCATGAATGTAATGTTCTCGAATGTGTTAAGTTTGTAGTATCTGAAGAGGGTGTTAAGTCATACATTGTTAAAAAGATCTTAGCTGTCTTAAATGGAAGAATGGCATACTACCTTGAAAAACTTCATGCTAATTGCTTGTGTCAGTTCGATGAATTCTTTGACGAGCAAATTACTGATGAAAAAGCAGAACATAAATCTTACTTTAACTTTTCTGGAGGTGAGCGAAAGAGAATTGATTTAGCCTGTCTGTTCTCATTCTTAGATATTCGCAGAATGCAAGGAGATGTACATTTCTCAACTATTTTCTATGATGAACTTTTAGATTCTTCTTTAGATGATAAAGGGGTAGAATTAGTTTTAGACGTTCTCCGGGAAAGAGCTTTAAAGCATAACGAAAACTGTTATATTATAACTCATCGAGGTACCACTATTACAGAAAAAATTGACAATACAATATTTCTGGAAAAACGTAACAACTTTACATATTTATTACCATAACCTTATGTCTCAATTCATAGTCCAGCAATCAGGTATTTCCAATATTATAGGTGCACCTATTGGCCTACCTCCCTTTATACCCTCTACTACTCAAGTACTTCATATTAGACCTAATGGTGATTTACCACCACCTGAAATACCAGGTGAAGGCCTATCAAGAGCTATAAACTACCTTGCTGACTATGGTGGATGTTCTTGGTACCGTTGTATGGCTCCAAACCTAATGCTTAATCTCTACCAAAAGGCAGTTCTTTTAGAACTAACTACAATGGTGCTTGACCCGAGATTTTATAATGGAGTGAAGGCAGTTAAAATTCAGCGTCAGGCAACACCTATTCAAAGAGACTTTGTTAAGATGCTTAAAGAGATTTCTCGTCAAATGCCGAATGGAGGGTTCAAACTCATCTATGAAATTGATGACATTGTTTTTAGAGAAGATATTCCTGACTTTAATAGAAACAAGGATGCATTTGTCGCAGATGAAATTCGTAACTCAATCTTAGAGATTCTTGATATGTGTGATGAAGTCACAGTAACTTGTGAGTTCATGAAGGATTATTTTGACGAAAAAATGGGAGTTAAAAAATCAACCGTGATACCTAACTACCTTCTTAAATGGTGGTTTGACAGGTATTACAATCTTGGAGAATTGGTTAAAAATTTCGAAAGAAATAAAAAGAAACCTGTTGTATCTATTTTTGCTTCAGGTACTCACGTTGATGTTACAAACAGAACTGGACAGAAGGATGACTTTGAAATGGTAGTACCTGCTATTATTAAGACGAGAAAAGACTTTAGGTGGAAGTTCTACGGAAGTTATCCACTGCCCTTAAAACCCTTTATTGATCGAGGTGAGATGGAGTTTCATCAATGGGCTCCATTGCCCGAGTTTCCAGCTACTATGGCTGAATCTGGTACTCAGCTTACTTTTGCAGCTCTTCAGGACAATAATTTTAATAGAGCTAAGAGCAATATTAAGTTGCTTGAAGCCGCCGCACTAGGTATTCCTTGTGTGTGCCCAGATATGTGCACATACAAGGATGCCTTCTTAAAGTATTCTAATGCTAACGAGTTTATTGATTGTATTAAAACTGCTACTAAGAATCAGTCAGTTTATGCTGATTACTGTAAAAAGTCTCGCGCATATGCCGATAACTTCTGGTTAGAGGACGAAAAGAATCTCATGAAACATCATGAGGCATATTTTACTCCGTTTGGTTCCCCAGATCGTAAGTATTTGCTTGAGACTAACCCAAAACCATAATACAATAGGTCTTAGTGTATAGGAACGCATCATACAACCCTCGAGAAGGAACTGTCTTCTTACGGACATGGACTGAAGATGGAGATAGAATCGATACTGATGTACCCTTCACTCCTTATCTCTTTACAGAGCATAAAGACTCTAAAGATGCTACTTCTATCTTCAAGACACCTCTTAAGAAGCATTATTTCAAAAATACCTTTGAACGTTCAAAGTTTGTTCAAGAAACTAAGAACCCGAGATTATTTGGTAATTTGTCTGTAGACCAGCAATTCTTAGTTGATCAGTTTAAGGAAGATGTACATAAACCAGAATTTAGTCAGTTCCCTCTTAAAGTATTTTTTATTGATATCGAGACTTACTCTCCGGGAGCTTTCCCTATACCGAAGTACGCTAAAGACCCAGTTAATCTTATAACAGTACTAGACACACTTAGCGGTAAAATACATACTTGGGGTCTAAGACAGGACTATAAACCTAAGCTTGACAATGTCACATATTATTGTTGCAAGACAGAAGGAGAGCTATTTGAGAGGTTTGTTAATTTCTGGAAAAAAGATCCTCCTGATATTTTAACAGGTTGGAATACTGAGCAGTTCGATATTCCCTATATTATTAATCGTGCTAAGAACCTGCTTGGAGATGATTTTATTAAACAGCTCTCTCCAGTAGGTCAGGTACATTATAGAGAGAACTTTGCTAAGTTTGGTAAAGAAATGGGTAGGTGGTATATTTCTGGTGTTAGCTGTTTAGATTACATGGAAATTTACAAGACATATTCTAAGGGTGATAGAGAGTCTTTCTCTCTTAACTATATTTGTGAATACGAGCTTGGTGAAGGTAAACTTGCTATTAATGCTACAAACCTTTCTTCCCTATCTGAAACAGACTGGGAAAACTTTGTAGATTATAATATTCAAGACGTTGATCTACTTCGTAAGTTAGAGGAGAAGCTAAACTACTTAAAAATTATTCGTTTGTTGTCTTATAAAGGTTGTACCAACTTCGAAAGAGCTTTAGGAAAAGTATCTATTGTAACTGGTGCTATGACACTCCAAGCACAAAAGCAGGGATATGTTATACCTACCTTTAAAAACGATACTATCCGGGAATCCTTAGAGGGAGGTTATGTAAGAGAACCTGAAAGAGGTCTAAAGGAGGCTATTGTATCCTTTGACGTTAACTCCCTGTACCCTAATACCATTATTACTCTTAATATTGGATCTGAGACTAAGCTTGGTAAAATTGT